GATACTATTTCGTAGGCGAGGCCTACGATATTAGTACTTCGTATTTCCTGCTTAGTGAAGATGAGTTACGCGTATTCCTCGCGGACTACGCGGATGGGGCCTATTATATTCAGGCCGCGGCATCGAAGATTATTAATAGCTTTGATGGTCTCACCTTTTTAGCTGAGTTCGGCAAAACCGTTGGTATGTTCAAGGGATTCCTTAAAAGGTTGATCTCGAACATCCTCTCAGGCCGTTTTCATAAGATATGGCTTGAGGGGCGATATGGTTGGCGAACGCTATACTATGATATTGTAGCGATCACCGAAGCCGTACAAAAGCTAGACTCGTTTCAGCGTACTCGTTTCGTCGAGCGCGCGGGAACGTCATTCAGCAGGCGTGTGGTGTCAGAGCCCCAAGTAGTTAAGGGCAATGGCATATTCAATCTCAAACAAGAGACTGTTTATAACCTCTCATTACGCGGCTTAGTTGCTGCCGACGTAGAGGTCCCACTCGTGAAGTTCGACATAAAGACTACGGCATGGGAACTACTTACCCTGTCCTTTGTTGTCGATTGGATCATCAACATAGGCCAAGCACTTGATGCTTATAACCTTGTTGATCTTGCGACGAAGAACACTGCTGCTAGCAGTGTTTACGTTCATGCTACGCGAACTCTCAGTACTGACGAATTTGTATTCAATGACGGCTGGTCTGGTACCAGAACCGTGTATGGATCCTCTGAAGCTCAGCTGAAGGAACGCACTCCATCTGATATACCTCTTCTTCCGCAAACAGAGATTCGATTGGACGAATACAAGGTCTTAGATCTTGTATCCATCGTTCTCAACAAACTGTCTACTAGGAGGTAGATATGGCCGCTATGACTACGGTCCTCACTGAGTACTCCGATAAGGAGAACTCACGCACTTACACCTTTACGGGTCACACAACCGTGAAACCCAAGTTGGTGTTGCAGAAGCGCAAGATCCCCACAAGCTCAACGGGCATTGCTGAAGACACTGTTTCAGTCGTCCTCGGCACCGAAGATGTGAATGGGGAAATCTTGCAAAGTAAGGTCAACTTCACGATTACGATACGCCGACCCGTTAACGGGATTGCCGCGGATGTTACTGCGGCGTTGGCGACATTGCGTGATATCGTAGCTGGTGAGGAATTCTCCAGCGGTGTCGATACATCCAATTACCTGTCATGAGTATTCTCTTGACAGCCATAATTGGCGCACTGGTCTACCTGGGCGGCTCTTGCGAGCCCTACCAGGAACCTACCTTCGACGTTGAACTCATTCAAGAGTTCAGGGCCGAATCTGATGTTGTTAATCAGCGGTAGGGTAATCTGAAGATAAGGAGGGTTATATGAAACCCCACGATATATTGTACGGAATTATCCGGTCATATATCATTGACCATTTTGCTGATGATGAAGTACGGGCTCTTGTCCTAGGACATGTCCGTGCTCGAAACATCGGCGCGTTGTCTTCCATCAGTACAACCTTGCGTAACAAGTATATCATTAGCAAGGAGGGTTTTCGCCATCTTCGCCAACTGGAAGCTTTCGTCAAGAAAGCCTCTATCAACGTTGATGACGACGCTTGCACAGTAGCAGCTCGCGAGAGCTTCTATCGCGGTGAGCGGCTTTGCCGTATCACGAACAAGCGCCTTGACCATTATTATACCAATCCCTGCCGTCTTGATCCGGAACTGCATACGCAGATCAACCGGGCCGAGCGATATATTGGTAAGGTCTTGGGAACAGTCGAACCTTTTATTGAGTCGATTCCTCGGCTCATTCGACTTACTGGTGGTGCTTCTGCTCATGCGAACCGTAACAACTCGCAACCACATATGAAGCTCCAGGGGCGCATACCTTGCACCCGCGGAGCCGTCCCCTATGTACATGCCATAGCCAAGTTTCATGGCTATGATCATGTACGCACGGCGGAAGTGGTCTCAAATCGTGTTACGTTCGTGCCTAAATCTTGGAAGACGCACCGCACAATCGCCTGCGAGCCGGTAGGAAATCTACCGTTTCAACTCGCTTTCGATATGTGGGGCAAAGGTTGCCTGCGCAAGCAGGGTATCAATCTATCTTCCCAGAAAGGCAATCAGCTACTAGCCCGACTTGGGTCGGTTGATGGTAGTTTTGCTACTATCGACTTATCCATGGCTAGCGATACGTTGTCATATAACACTGTTGCCTGGCTGCTTCCGCAGCCTTGGTTTCAGTTTTTGACTTCCGTACGAGCTCCAGTAGGCCGCCTTGATTCTGAGGCCGTCCGTTACGCAAAGTTTTCCTCAATGGGAAACGGCGCAACGTTCGTACTGGAGACGCTGATATTTGCTAGTTTTTGTTATGCTGTTGGGTCTCGCGACCATCTCGTGTATGGCGATGATATCGTCATACGCACCGAGTACGTTGCAGACCTTATGAAGCTCCTTCGCTTTTTCGGGTTCATACCGAATCCGGAAAAGAGCTTCAGCAGCGGTCCGTTCCGTGAATCATGTGGGACGGACTGGTATAAAGGAGAGGACGTTACGCCTGTCTATATTCAAGACCTAGGGCTAAATAAGCCAGCCCTGTGTCATTTGATAAATAGCGTGGCTTCCGTATGTAAACCTAGCGGCAAATTGGCTCATTATCTTGAGTTGATCCGCCGTCATTTCGGTTTACGCCTCGTGCCTTATAACCTTAACAGTCGGTCTGGTGTGTGGGTGGACATAACTACCGCCCACGACCTTGCGTTGCTCAAGCGCAATAAAGGACCGACAAGCACGCGTTGTCAATGGACTCCGTCTTATAAAGCTTACGTCGAATCAACTACTACGACGCGAGCCTCAGACATCCGTTCGTTGACGCTATGGTACCTGAGGAAGTACTTCAGGCCGTATGCGCATGCTGAAACTAGCATTACACCAACATTCCATGTGCGGTGTAAGAGCAAGTGGGTTCATTACCAT